AACTTAGCTAAAAAATATTTTTCATACGAATATGCTAAAGTTGGTGGTGTGAAAGCAGCAGCCCATCGTGCTACCCCTTTTGATATTCTAAATTCATCAATGTAGCCTGCAAATCCTTGAGTGAATGACGAGGTTGACACCATTAGACCACCTAGAGTTGCCGTTCCAATAGAACTTGCTATCGCTGATGATGAAGCAGTAGTACTTTTTAATACCCCATTTTGATAGGACTTTATTGATGTTCCTGAACGAACAAGTGCATAATGTGTCCAGGCATTTAAAATTATTGTTCCCATTGTTACGCCATTGGCTATATCCCAACTTGAATTATTACTTGATAAATAATAAATCACATTTGAACCATTTGATTGCCCCACATAAAAAGGGTAGCCAGCGGATGTAATTGAGCTGTTAGCAAATACACCTTTGGTGCCTGAATCTGTTCTATACTCCCACCAGTCTATTGTAAAATCCGCTGTGCCGAAGTCAAATCCAGTAAAAGATGGAGTTGCTAAATACTGACTAGTGCCATTAAGCAATAGTGATTTTCCTCCAAATTTACTCTGTGCGGTTGAGACGGTTGGAGTTCCTACACCTGTCCAAATTATACTACTTTCATCCGTAAAATCTGTATCAAAATGTAACATTGTTCTTACATATTTATCTATTCCTGACATCTATATCTCAACTCCTACTTCAACCCTTTTAAATATTGTATCATCAATGTTACTGTCTATACTACATTGTCCCGTTCCTGTCCATGCTGAATTTAAAACCATTTGATAATTATAGATATTATTTAGGTGTGCTGTACCATCAAATGTAACATACGGGGATGTTTCACCACTTACCCCATCAACTGTAAAACTTGCTCCATCTCCGGCAACAAATGTAAATTCTGTAACAACCTGTCCTTGTGCTCCTGCAATATATTTTAGTACTTCAACTGGTGGTGATATAAATGTCAATGTATTATTTACAGTTATATTTACTAATGTTCCTGCTGCAATATTTGTTTCTGTTACTTGTTTCCAATCTCCAACTGTTGTTGATGTATTTATTGTCCTCCATTTTTCTGAACCAATGACCATATCTCCAACAAATGTTGATCCACTAATATGTGTTGAATTAGCTAAATATATAACATCATTATAAATTACTGCCTCGTCTTTTGAATAACTCGTATTTGGTTGCCATAATGCAACAATTGCTCCTCGACTTGCAATGACATTCCAATATGCTGATTCTGTAATGTCATATGATGTTCCACTTGTATGTGCTATCATACATCTTATAATACTATTTCCATTTATTGTTATTTCATATTGACTATAATATCTTGTTGGTTGCCAATTTCCGATATACCCGATTGTTAATTCTTGCCAATCTGATAATGTAAATGTAGTTCCACTTGTATGTGCTGTTGTGCATTTATATAATTTATTATCGTATGTAACCAGTTGATATAAAACATATGGTGTATTTATTGCCCACGTCGATGCTCCACCAACTATTGTTTTATTATCATATGTAAGATTACCATTTGTATCTTCCCCAATTTTGTCTAATTCAGTTTTATTTGCATGAGTATGTTTATCTGCCCCAACTTCTTGTAGAGCATCTTCAACATTTGTTCCTGCAAAATAACTTCCTGCATCTGTAATTGTTATATCATTTGCAGTATCTACCCCACCATTTGGGAATGCAATATCAAATGCACTCTGTACTTTATAGGCTGTTGTCGCCCCATTTAGCACAATTATTCGTCCAATTAATAATGCTTGAGATGATATTAACGATGGTAATACATTTGGCGGTATTGATGATTCTGCTTGTGCTTTTGTATATTCTGCACTTCCTAATACAAGATAAATCTGATCTGTTCCAATATCTCGATAAATCCAATTTACATTGTACTTACCAGCATCTAATGTTGCCAGTGCTGTTCCATTATCGTATTGAGTATTATTATACTGCGTTACCGCTGTATACACCCAATTTGAACTTGAATGATAAAACTGCCATGTTGGTGCTGTCGATGATAGTAATTCAGCTAAACTTATTGGTGTTAATGCAAACCATACAACTCCCAAACCAATCTGTATTAATCTTCCTGTAACTTCTGATATACCCAATCCACTTTCACGAGAAAATCTATCTGTGTCAGTTAATCTCTTTAATTCTTTTGATGCTGTCCCTTTTGCCGTATCATTCCAAGGTAATTTGCTTATAAAGTTACCCTGCCTAAATATTGATAATACAGGGATAATATCTTGATAAGTTATATCAACTTTATTAGCTAAATAATATTCCATTACTATATTAGGTGTTGTTCCAGTTAATCTTGCACATATGTAGTTAGTTGAATTATTAACTGGTGTTACTGTCTGTGCTACTCCTGTATAGCTTGCCAACGGTAATGCGGCTTCACCATCCGCATAAAAATTAAATACTCCCCCTGCAAATGTTATTGTTCCATTTCCATTATCTGTAACCGTTGGATAGGTTATAATTCCTGATTCTGTATAGTCATCTTTCCCAATTGTATTTGCTAATGCTACATCTAATCCTGTGATGGCAGAAGTAGGGTGTGTATCAGCTGCACCCCTACCCTGTAAATCATTATGTATTCTAATTGCATCTGCACCAACTGCTGAAAGTTTCCATACCACTGTTCCATCTGTAAATGTTGTTCCTTCAATTGATCCTGTTGGTTCAACAGTTCCACTTGTACCTGCTGTTGTACATCTCCATACTCCCCAAAGTGGTATTGCAGTTGTTCTTACAATATCTTTTAGTGAATATGAAGTACCTGATTGCCACAATTTAAAATGTGCATTTGTTGATGCATGTGCTACTGGTAATGCATTTGTATCGATATCATCCATCATTGTATTTAACTTTTCTCTGAGCGTTAAATCGGACGATTCTAATAACGTTAAACCTAAATTTGGTGTTGTTGTCAATTAATTCACTCCTTATTACGGTAATACTGTACCAATGCTCTGCATACCACCATTAACTATTTTATAGTAAACCGTTATTTTACTTTTATCTGGATTAAAATATGACTGCAAAATAGTTCCATTTGGTAATGACAATTCAACTAAATCCGTATGCACCGCATTTACATCTATTATTCGATTTGATATAAAATATCTCTGTGGTATCCACGAGTTACCGTCTTTATCCATAATAGAATTAGCAGTATGATCCACAACTCTGCTACCGATAATAAACATTGGTTCATCTGAATAATTTACTAATATTTCAGATGATGAATAATCACCAGGGGGTAAAAATAACTTATCCGCAGTTCCGTATGAATTTATATATGTTGATATATTACCTGCCTGATATTCTTCCTCCGTAAATATTCCAACAATGGATGGTGGTTGCATTTTTATATTTGTTTCTTGTGCGAATAATGATATAATACCATTTCTATTTGTGTATACTTTGATATTAATTGGTTCATCCATTGCTGTTGGAAAATCGGAACATCTCTGTGTCCATGTATAGCTAAATGCCTGATAGCTTTTAATTGGGTAGTTATCATTTACAGTATTATATGTCATTCGTGTACTATTGTTTATTTTCAAACTATCCGGCAAAACTTGAAATGATTTCATATTATTTAAAATGTCCCTAGTTATATTATACCCTATATCTGTGTAAAAGTCAAGTGTTTTATTACTAGTTGACAATCTAACTAAATAATTACAGCCACTTTCAATTTCCTGATTTGATTCTTTTGCATACTGTTCAGTAAATTTATCCTGTGCCTCCATTACCAATACAAATCCATATGTAGATCCTCTTGAAACATTTTCATATAGCCCACCAGTATATCCATAATCTACAACATCTAAATAAGGTGAATATGTAGTATAATCATCTGATATTGTTGAATCGTCTTCTCCAACTCCTGTTAATCCATCTGCAACTAGGGTTTTTGTCTGTACTATTGCATATGAACTAGGATATGCTTTTATTAGCAATGTTTTTGGTGGACTTGGTCTATTTGATCTATCGGTAGTTTCAATTGTAACAATTTTTGTATTGTCAAAATCCTCTGTTTCGTTTACACTTGCAGTCGTTATATTATACTGTTCAGTTGTGTATAATCCATTTTTACATACATATGTTTCTCCTGTAACATTTCTCATATAATCAGATCTCAAGAAAAATACTAAAGAATTTTTATTATGAGATGTTTTTACAGTATCGCATGCTCCTCTGATAATGGAATATAATTTATAATTACCATTTGGTAGAATACTAATACCACGACATAACATTATTTCATCATCAATTTGAACCAATGTAGAAAATGCATAAATATCCTCTGAATTAACATAATTTGCAGGATCTAAATAATCATATGCATTAATTAATCTTTCAATTACATTACCATTTCCCATTTCAGTTACTTCTAATACTGTATCAGCTAGTCCACTTGGAACAGGACTTGCTGCATTAGTTCTTAGGAAATAATTTGGTGCATGATCAGATACATCTACTTGCAATTCTGCTATTGCTGACCATACAGATGTTTGATTAGTTGTAGTAAATTCAGTCCAACCTTGTGCTTTTCTCCATACATTCCACAATGTAGTAATTGCAGTTGGTCTTGAAGCTAATGCTGATACATACGTATTTCGACTCTTTGTTAATTCATATGGTAATTCTTTAAATCCATATATAGAGACTCCTGTAGGGTATAATATTATTTCATTCCACCCACTACCTGTTGCTGTTGTGTATGATTGTGTGTTAAACCCAAATACATCCTCAATTGCAGATATCTTTATTGAATTTGCATTTAATTCCCCCAACTCAACTGATGTTGTCCTCATAACCATATTAGCTACTCCATATATATCCCAATTGAGTAAAAATGGTGATCCAATTCTAAGGTAACTTAATGTTCGATTTGCTTCTATATTTACAGATGCAAGTGGATACCCATTTGATGTCTGTTCTCTTACTGCCGCCGCAACAACATTTTTAACAACTGTAAAGAACGGATATTCATAACTCTTTGTTGAAACCGTATCCGTTATTTTAATATTAGCTGGATCATTATACGGAATAGTGCTATTTTCATAGTCATTTGTTGAATCTGTAAATTGTATGGAAGTTGTTGATACTGTTTCAGACCAATCCAACCTTGTAAATTCGCACGAAACACAATTTGAAGTATTTGCAACGGGTAAACTTTTTACATCATAGTCATTTCTAATGAGTTTAAATGTTAGTTTTCCTGTAGTTGGTTCTACGTATTTTACTCCATTTATATGTGTCATTATCTTATCAATTAAATCTGCCGATTTTATTACATCATTTATTTGACCAGATATTCCCAATTCCTCATCTTTGCATGTTTGCCCAAGAGCCATCAATGAATCAATATCTAAATCATTTGTATCTTCATTTAATGCCCAATCTGCATTTGTATAAATATCATATAATACTTCTGCCGGATTTGCCTCTAACCCAATTGCTTCAAATCCTAATTTATTTGGGATATTTACAACTTCAACCCACGTCTCTGGTATGGATGACTGTTTCCCTATATATGCTTTTGGTACAACTATTGTAAGAAATTTTCTATATAGTGGAGTTAGTCCCCGTAATGACGTTTGAATTGAACTTGCATTCATCTGTGATATCATCCACGGATCGGCTGTTTGATACTCATCACCAAAATATATACGCATATCACCAACAAATCCACCACCTTCATCAACTCCACCAAACAGATCTGGTTTGTTAATGTGGGCAACTACACCCCCGTGATTATTTGGCTTTGTAGCAACGCTGCTGGACCATATTGCCGCCATATCTGATTCTTCTGTGACAGTACTATATGCATTCATCCATATACTTTTAATGCCAATATTATCTCCTGTCCAGCATACCATAAACTGATAACCTAGATAATATTTAAATCCTTTTTGAATTGTTGTTTTCAGCATCCTTCCATTTATGAGCCATGATAATAACCATGTAAACAATGCATTGATTAATGGACCTGTCAAATCATCTTTAACTGTTCCCGGACCCGATGTTGACCCTACCCCTCCAGTAGTGGATACAGGTTGACCAGGATTTGAATGTCCAGTTATTACACTTGAAATATATGAAATTATTAAGGAAAAAACTAAAGCTTTAGCATTAAAGGAAGAATGTGCTGAATATTCTTCGGTGTACGCCCTTGATGAGAAGTCCCCAAAGTAGGCTACAAGAGGACTTTTTATCATTGCCCTACCAAATACTACTGGAACACTATTTCCTATCTTTGTTGCCCCTTCTGTAACGTTTAAATCAGATGGATCTTCACTGCTTGCTGTTGATCTCTTATTTACAAATGCCATTGCAAGTGTGGATAAAGACCATCCAAGTAGATTATTTATATTCAAGTATTATCACTTCCTTATATTTACATTAAAGGCTAATTTTCCCAACTGCACAATCTGTATCTCTAATTACCATTGAGTTGTCGATCCAGTACTGTCCCCCACCTAGTTTATTCTTAACGCTGTCAGTAGGAGGGCAATAACATACACCCGTAAAATTATCTGTATTATGAAACTTTTCCGCACACATTGTAAATAGACCATTACATCCCAATGATACTGTAAATATACCTGTTATTGCTGATGTTGCAAAAGGATACTTAACTGTAACTGATCCAACTTTCTTGCTTGCCGTCACACATCTTATGTTAGAATCAAGCCTCAATATTCCACCAATAAGATAATCATCATCAAATTGTTTAAGGTCATCTGAATATAATGTTAATCCTTTTATATCTGATATTCTGCAAGTTGTTGTAAAATTACTTTCTGTTAATCCACATATATGATCATAAATAACATTATTACAATAATATTGTAACTTACCACGAGGAACTTCTTTTTCCAGATAGTTTTCAATTGTAACTGTTATTTCTGCCTGTACCGCACTAAACTTTACCTGACTTACTCTACCTCGCATAATTGTATCAATATCTGACGTATCTGACCCATGTATTCTAAATATCGATAATTTTACTTTTCCCTGTTCCGGCGGCGCACCATGATATAAAATTGCAACGTTATTATTTAGTTCTGTATATACCGTTATCGTTTCCATCCCGGTTGGCTTTATTGACGACCGCTGAATAAACTGTGAATAGAATACCTCTTGTTCTCCATCTACTGATAATGTTATATCATGATCTGCTGATGTATAATTATAATTTATACCATTGTAACTAAATCTGTAACACTCAAATGGGTTTCCATCATACTCCGAATACTCATATGTTTGCAAATTACTCATTGATCATATCTCCTTCATTGCCAAAGTTACATTTGCAATTGTTGTTGTACTATACTTTACTTCAAGTTCATCTGATGTCAATCTGTAACGACATAAATATGAAACCATTTTTATATTATTAATATTTATACTTTCATCTAATCCTGACATCAATAATTTTCCATGCACCACGCCATCTATATCTGTATATGTTGTATATGCTGTAATATTATATATTCTTGTTGTATAATCTTCTAAAAATATTATAATTGTCTTTCTGTTTTTATTTGATGCGTAATATAAATAATACTGACTGAACTCAACCGATATGTAAGAAGAACCATTTACAATGTCTTTATCTATATTTAGATCATTAAGCCATGTTGGTGCATAAAACGGAATTAATTGCCCCTTAACCCTAAAAAAGAATCTTTCTATATTATCTGCTTCCTCTAACTGTGTTGTCATAATATCCATACTTCGATGTTCAGATATTATGGTACTTTTTACATAGTATGAAAATGGACCTGTTTCATTATCCAGTTTGTCTGCATTTTTTGTATGCCCTAAAGATATGTCATCCCCCCATGTTGGTTCAATATTCAATATCTCTAAGGCATTATATTTTTCATCCATCGTATAGGTCGGCCTATCCGGTGTATATGATATATTAGTAGTATAATCATAGAAAGCAGGTATTGATGGAAATGTAGGATCAACAATTATCTCAAAATTCATTGTCATATTTGTATCATTTGAAAACATCGCCGCCATACTGTCTTCTGGCTGTACAACTGCCTGCATAACGGGAAGTACCATATTTCCGGCCTCTTTAACAGAAGATATATATTTCTTAACCCTAATACTGCCGTCTTGGTTATATGCTAATATATCATAGTATGCCCCTGATGAAGCACTACTGTCCCCATAATAAAACCAACATGAACTTGATCCTCTAAATCCCCATAACCTTTTTGGTGGTACTTTTAAATAGAACGCCCCCACCGCAATATCTTCGCGTAGTTCAGTTGCCCTGTGCCACATTGGTATATACATAACGCTATTTTGCTGATTTGATGTGAGCATTCTCAAATACTGTGCTTCCCACGCAGCGGTACTTGTATACTTATATGACAGATATCGTCTTGGTATGGATCGTAATGCACTACGTTGCTCACTACCATCAAAGGCTGTTATAATGTCCGTCTTAAACTGAAATTTCTCAACTATCTGATCTTCATCTGCCATTTTATACCTCCTACCAACTTGGACTCAGTGAAAATACATACGGGTTATTGTCCGCATCTGGTTGCGGTCCTACTGGTGGATCTCCACCGTTTGCAGGTATATTATATATTAATAAATTTAATATATACATTATCATCCATGGTTCATATACTGGTCTATTATTTATAGTTTCACCAGTTGCTTGCATTGGTAATAATGCTGGATATAATAAATTTGTCACTAATGCTAATAATATACCATATGAAAATTCTATAATTTCTCCCTTTAGATCATCTGCAATGGTTTCCACTATTTTAGTAGTATCATAATACAGTATATTAGGATATAATGTTGAATACACAATTCTAGTAACATCATTTATAAGTGTATTAAATATATCATCAAAGGTAACTGTACCTGTAATTGGTAATGTTTGTTCTGCGATCTCTTCACCATAATACGCGCCACTCGGCAACACCCAATGAAATATACTATTTATATAACTATCAAACTGTCCCCACATAATACCCTGAGTGTAGCTTGGATAAGTCTCATATCTCATCAGAGCATACATGAAAATTGTTCTATATGTATGTGCTCCGGTTAACACCATTATAAACTGATGAGATTCATATATACCAAATTCTATATCTAAATCTCCCCATGTTAGTATATTCTCTGCTGTTGTTATATTTCCTAAGTTATCTGTAACCACGAACTGCTTTTCAACTATATTAAACACATATGTATATCCTGTTGTTAGTGCCAATGGAGATGAGGGAGATTTTATACTCCCCAAAGGTACTTCTAATCCATCCCGTTCTGCTAATGTTACGGTGTCCCCATAGTAAGTTATTGGCAAATAATAACCGAGTGAATCTGCAGTCAATATTCTTGTTCCGGTTACGGTGTCCATATTGTCAGCTACAAATGATTTTGAGTCTATAATATTCATAGTGGGCATTAATAAAACTCCGTCATATGATACTGTCATCCTACTTTGCCCCCTATTCCTGCTTTACTCCTAAACCGTCATATCCAAATATTCCCCCTCGGCGTGTCATAGGTAATGCCTGGTGTATTTCCCCGGAAACAGGATAATTTATTGTATATGCTTTAGCTGGTGCTATATTATATGTTGATATAAAATATATATCTGGAATAACACCAACCGGACTAAATACACGCAATCCGTCTGGATCTCTTATTACACTAAGCATCAATGATAGATCAACTGTAACACAGTTAAGTGTATTGGCATTCCGTCCCTGATCAGATGATGTCTGTGATTGAAAATTTCCCCAATGAGGAACTTTTGGAACCCATGTTCCAGTTAACCCGACGGTTCTTAATGGCATACCCATTTGTTTACCTGTATAGCATATAGCATTTCCTGATACAATTGCACCACTAGATGCCCAAATAATATAACCTCTACTAGGCGCATCATCCATATCAATTCTTAAAAATGTTGATGCATTTGATGTTGTACTAAATATTGGAATTAATTCTGGTTCTAAACTTAAGGCTTTCTGGATATCCGTTCCAGTAGTCAGTGTTGCTGGTGTCATTGTGTAGGAATTAGCTGTCGCACTTAAAAATGCCCCTCCAGTCCATACTCCTGATTTTTTAACATTACCAAATGCCATATGTTGAAACACACCATTTGTAACAATTGATACTAAAATTACTGGATTTGTGCTTGTTGTAATCGCATTTAAATAAACATCATGGGACAGCCCACTAATCATAGCTAATCCAACACCAACTGGATCTCCTGTATTATCCGTTGTCTTGTACTTTGGAACATCTGCCTGTGCAAACCAATTATCCGCACCAGATGAATATGCACTTGATGCAGTACACCCAACTCCAAATATCCTATTATCTGCCGTTGGTAGAGCATTTACATAATTACCATTACCATCTAAATGTGCTGGCATGGTGTACCAAGTTGACAAGTCTACTCCTAGTTTCTGTCTTTTGAATATCTGATACCCATTTGCACTACGTAAATTAATATGTGTAGATCCATTTGGGGAAACAATGCAACATTTATTCCCGTCTGATGTCTGTTTATTAATAATATCTAAATCAGCTACTGGTGCTTGAGCTGATGTCCATGCATTCGCTAATGCAAAATCATATATCTTCTGCATTAAATCATTTGAGGTTGTTACCCCTGTATATTTAACAACTGCCACTTATATATCCCCCTCTAATTTTATTGCCATACGATGTCTATTACCATATGTATAAGTCATATTTTCATAACTGGTTTTTAATACCTCTCTGGCCCAAAAATCATATGGTATTGTTGCTCCATCAGTATTTAAATAATATTTATACCATGAAAGTCTACCTTGCCAAACATTTGGAATTACAAGAACTTTACCCTCTTCTGTATCTATTTCACCAAACTGTATTGGTTCAGTATTTGTATAAAACATTCTTGGTATATAACTAGATACTGATGTAATCTTATCCGGTGATCCACCATCTTCTCCTACTGTTAAGTTTTGGTTTAGCATCACCTTAGTTAATTCTCTTGAGTAGTCATATACCCCTCGCATTGGAAATGTATCAGAGTGTGGTGTTATATCAGAATAGTTTCTTCCGTTTTCATACTCTGATAGATCAATATCCGTTGGGTATAATCTGGCCTCATCTGGACTATATAATTCTGGTGGATATAATGGGTAAGCAAAAACAGGGTTGTTACCAGACATCCGAAATCTGAATATATTTGCAGGTTGTGCAAAATTACCATGAAATTGCCATATTCCGTCAGGATTCATTATGGCACATTGAGTTGGGCAAAATTTTGACTTCACACCCCTAGTAGGAAATATAGGTAAAGAATTACAAAAACTTGCATCGTCATCTGACAAATCCAACGATATACCTACTGTCGGATCTGGATCACCACTTGTCGGTGAATTTACCCCATTCGCTGTTAGGCCCAAACTGCCCACTTGCATTGCAGGAAACGGGTATGTTCCTTCTCCATAACAAGGTAACATCCCAACACATATTGTTCGCCAATACTTACCATTCTTAACGATTACATTAATACTATATTTATCTTTTACTATCCAATATTTTGATACCGGGTAATCAAACACACCATTTACATTACTTGTATATAGTAATGGATAACCTATCCCCGGCATTGTTGGCGGCGTTATTGCCATTTTCTGATTTAAATTTCCACTAAGTAATCTAAAAAAATTCATCATTGGTATAGGATGTTTTATATAATTTAATGCCCCACCTTGTTCATCCCAATTTAAATTTTCATCAAATTGTTTAAATACTCCAAATGATAATATTTTTCCATACTCTCTACCATCATCATACTCTTTTACAATAGACATATTAGCTGTACATTTTGTATCTACTATCTTGTGATAAACTGGCTCTTGTGTCCATACATATGGATAGTAGTGTCCAGGATTGCTGATTACTTGCTTATTCCATGTGTATATATTATTATTTGTGTTTGTACAAACAACATCGTCGGTAATTCCTAATATATTATTTGCAACCTTATCCCGCATTACTGTTCCTGAATATAACCAGTTTTTATATGTATCACTAGTTATCTCATTATACATCATTCCTATATAAAAATGATCATCTTCATTTATACCTTTTACTTTAAAATAAGTCCCTTTTGGAAACCCATTATCTGCAACTAATTCCCACGCATCATCACCGTGGATTGTTGTATTTGTTAAATATGAT